GTGCCAGAAGCAGGCGTTCTTATGGAACGTCATAAAGACTTTGAGCCAGTAGAGGCTAAGGCGGAGACTGGATACTACCTAGACATATTAAAGAATGAGTTTATTTCAAACAAACTAAAAACTATTATCTTGCGTGGAGGATCTGCACTCAAAGAAGATGCAGCATCTAGAGTTCTTGCACAAATGCAAAGTGACCTTGCTGGCCTAAGCAGATACACAAACAATGTAAGAGACTTAGATATTATTGATGTTGAAAGTGCTGCACGACACTATGAGGCAGTTAAAGAGCGTTCATCTGTAATGGGCGGAGCCCCAGGAATCCTTACAGGATTTGAAGCCATAGATAAAGCATACCCAACAGGTATGGCACCAGGACATTTGATTGTAGCAATTGGTTGGCCAGGAAAAGGAAAGACATGGTTTACTGCCTACCTAGCATGCAAAGCTTGGGAGCAAGGCTTTAAACCAATGATTGTATCCCTTGAAATGTCTCCAGAGAATATGCGTGACCGTATCTTTACAATGCTTGGCTCGGGTATCTTCCGTGCAAGTGATTTGTCAAAGGGTGATATTAACATTGATGATTTCCGTAACTGGGGAAACAAAAAGTTTGAGGGTAAGAATAGTTTTGTTCTTATCTCTAATGAGGGTGCATCAGAAGTTACTCCTGCAACGATTCAAGGTAAGATAGATCAGCATAAGCCAGACTTAGTTATCTTAGATTACCACCAGCTATTTAATGACAACAAGCGCTCTAACTCTGAAGTAGAAAGAAATAGAAACGTTTCTCGTGAGTTTAAGATGCTTGCAGTTTCTAACAACATTCCTATTATTGATATCACCGCTGCAACAGCAGACGATATCTCTGATCAAGATAATCCGCCAATGATGAGCCAAGTGGCTTGGTCAAAGGCAATTGAGTATGATGCTGATATGGCCTTAGCCGTTCACAGATACCCACAAACCAATATGATTGAAATTGTCTCTCGTAAGAATAGACATGGTCATGATTTTAATTTCTATCTAGACTGGGATATCAACCGTGGTATCGTCAAGGAAATTTACGAGAATCCATTCCAAAAAGATGAACCACAAACAGATAAAAAGATTTCAAGTAAGGGTTGAGTTTGCTGACGACTCTGGTATACCTAGATTAAAATACCAGTACGAAAGCATGCTTACTCACGATATGAGAAGCAAAGGTTATGTCAGAGTACTTGACATAGACACTAGTTTTTCGATAGAATTTGACGGACAAACGTGGGTGTTCTTAATGACACTCTACGGGGTATATGTAGGAAAGAAGAAGGCATGGCTATCAGAGGGTATAACGCAAGGAAAATTGATTCCACGCAATATGCGCCCAACCATATCAAGTCAGTAATAAAAGCTTTAGGCTTAGATGTAGTTGCGGAACCAGGCAATGAGGTTATGTTCTACTGCCCTTTTCATTCTAATAGACACACTGCAAGCTGTTGCATAAACAAATCATCAGGTGCATGGTTATGCTTTAACCCATCATGTGGAGAGTCTGGAACATTAACTGAGTTAGTTAGACGTGTGCTACACAAGAATGACTTTGAAGCAATTAGATTTATTGCAACACAAGAGCAAGCCGCTCTTAATAATTTTGATGAGGTCATGGCAAGCATGTTTGAGGAGAAGCCAGACTTCGAAGAGTTTTCGCAAGAGACTTTAGATAGACTTCATACAGATCTCCTAGCAAGCCAAAGCGCAAAAGACTATCTTAAATCAAGAAGTATTAATGAGGATTCTATGAACCATTTTGGATTAGGATATTCTACTTCAATGAATATGGTTATTACTCCTGTGCATAGTCCAGACGGAACACCAATAGGTTTAGTGGGAAGATCAATTGAGGGCAAGTCATTTAAGAATAGCACCAACCTTCCTAAGAGCAAAACTTTATTTAATATACACCGTGCTAAGAAGATTGGTGAGAATGTTATTGTGGTCGAGTCCAACTTCGATGCAATTAGAATACATCAGGCGGGATTCCCAAATGTGGTAGCAGTGCTTGGGGGGGTATTATCTACAGAGCAGCACAAGCTTTTAAATAGATATTTTAATAAGATAACTATAATGACAGACGCAGATTTGGCAGGCAGAGAGCTAGGCTTGAGCATAGCCAATAGATTAAAAAATAAAGACCTCTTGTGGGCTTCCCATGAATATGGTAAGATATATCCACATGATGCAAAAGATGCTGGCGACATGACTGATGAAGAAATTAAAACCTGTATTAAAAATGCAGTATCAGACATAGAGTACAGATCTTGGACCCCATAATAAAACAAACTACAGATGGATATATACCATCAACTACAAACAAGGAGATACATATGAGTATAGTAAAGGGTCTAAAGGACCTAAACAAAGCACTCGATAAGCCGTCATATTCTGGCGGAGACGAAAACAAAGGCCGTTGGCTAAAAGTTGAAGACGGCGAAAGCGTAAAGATTAGATTCCTTCAGGAACTTGATCCAGATTCACCAACATATAATGATAAGCTTGGTTGCGGATTTATCGCATTAGAGCACACTAACCCAAAGGATTATCGTCGAAAGGCTCTAGATACAATGGAGTCAGAGGGACGTGACTGGGCAAACGAACAACATCGCAAGGATCCAAAGGCTGGCTGGAAGGCCAGGACCCGCCTATATATCAACGTCTTGGTAGACGATGGTAAAGAAGAGCCATATGTTGCAATTCTTTCACAAGGTACAAGCGGTAAAACAATTACACCTACCTTAATTGAATACGCTGGCGAGATGGGAAGCATCACTAACTTGATGTGGAGAATTAAGCGCAATGGTTCAAAGACAGACACAAGTTATACAATTATTCCATTAGCAAAAGACGAAACACCATTTGATTTCACTGCGCTAGAATTGTATGACCTAGAAAAAACAGCAGTACGCCACGTTCCATATGCAGAGCAAGAAGGCTTCTACATGGGCGAAGCAGGTAATTCAGAAGAGTCTTCAGCTTCAAGTAGCAGCGTAGACTGGTAAGTTCAGATTAAAGGCGGAGAGTTAATGTCATTCACACATTTACATGTGCATTCTTACTATTCATTAATGGATGGTCTTAACTCTCCTGCCGAACTTGTAAAGGCAGCAAAGGATGCTGGTCAGACAGCATTAGCAATTACAGATCATGGAACACTATCTTCACATCGTGAAATGCAGATAGCATGTAAAGATCAAGGCATAAAGCCTATACTTGGGGTTGAGGCATACATATCCCCCACAGACAGATTTGATCGTTCATCTAAAACAGATAAATCAATTCAGGCATACAATCATATTATCCTATTAGCAAAAAATAAAAAGGGATTAGAAAACATAAACATTTTGCAAGAGCTTGCATGGAACGAAGGCTTTTATCATAAGCCACGTATTGATAGGGAGATATTAAATGAATACTCGGAAGGCATTATTGTATTGTCTGGATGCCTTAATGGTCTTATCTCTAAGTGCATCGAGAAGAATGAGTTCTCTGAAGCTAAACTCATTCTCAAAGACTTTAAGAAAATTTTCGGTGAAGATTTTTATATTGAGGTTCAGGCTCACAATCCGAAAGAAATAAATGAAGGCTTGCTATCTCTAGCAGATGAACTTAAAATTAAGGCGGTGGCAACAGGAGATGCCCACTTTGCTAAAGAAGAAGATCGTATATTAGAAGAGGCTATGCTTATTCTATCTACATCTCCAAAAGCAGACAAAGAGGCAGACTTTGAAATGTCTCGTCAGATGAAGGATATGTTAGATAGATTTAACTATCTTTATCCTGACAGAAAGATATCATTTGTAGACTATAACCTATTTATTCAGACTAGGGCTGAAATAGAGGCGGACTTTAATAAGGCTAATATAAATAGAACAGATATATATACCAATACTATGGAGATAGCCGATAAAATTGAGGAATACGACTTTTACCAGGGTCTAGACCTTCTGCCTGTCCCTAAGACCAATGCTGACCAGAAACTTCGCCAGATGGCCTTAGAAGGC